ACCGATTCGGATCCCGAGCGTGCTACGAATCCCGGCCTCAATGATCCGGCACTCGTTGGTGGTGCTCACGTGGCCCAGCGCACACCGCAGCAGGTGGGGCGCCGTGGTGGCCGTCTGTCGGGTTGTGTTGGTGGTCCCAGCTGCCGTGATCGTGCCGGTGCTCACCGTGGCCGCAGTGCCGGCCCGCACCACGCTGAAGGTGGCATTGATCGTCTGCCCGGTGCCGCCCGCGCCGTCCTCAGAATCGCTGACGAAGATCCGATCGCTGGGGCTGCGGCCGGAGCAGATCGCCAGGGCTGAGCCGATCTTGTAGAGATCGCCTACCACGATTGCATCGTCCCAGGCCTTCTGCCGGCCGGCGACGGTGCTGGCCACGTCGGCAGCGGTTTCCTGTGCTGCGTCAAGCCCCTCGATCGGGAACACGATCAGCGCTTGCAGCCGCCGCGGGCTGGTGAGGGCGTTCACCGGGCCGGAGTCTTCATCTACGTCGCCTTCAAAGGTGTATTGATCGGTGCCTTTTTTCTGGACCGTGATCGTGACGTTGAACCTGGATTGGATCGTCTGGCGGCTCTGTCCTGTCAGGCCGTTGTCCACCTCGATCAGGTACTCCACCAGGTACTGGCCGGCGGCGGCATCCTCGTTGATCAGCAGGGTCCGCACTGAGTCCACGTCGAAGGTGGCCGTCACCTCTACCTGATCAGTGCCAAGTGTCACGCTGCTCACCGTCATGCGAGCCGCGAAATCAAACCCGGTGATCCGATCCTCGGTGTCTTCCTCGTAGATTTTCGGGGCTGACTGCAGCACCACCGCAGAGGTCCAGGTGGCGCCACCCTGCGTGCTCTGGAACGTGGTCAGATAGTCGCTGCTGCGGTCGAGCCGATAGGTGAACGAATCACCTAGGCCGAACGACCCGGAGATTACGCCGGAGCGGGTTGAGTAGAACGCTGATTCCTTCGCCCGCTGCACCACCACGGACTGATCAATGTCGCAGGCAACGATCGCGTTGCCACTGCTGCCGATGGGCCGCAGCCGGGCGGTGAACTGCGGCCGGAGTTGCGGATTGAGCTTGAATCCCAGGTTGTTGCCGATCAGGCCGTAAACGCCAAACGTGGTGGAGGTGCTGGGCTTGCTGGTGGCGCTGAAGACCGCCTGATAGGTGTTGCCCAGCCCTCGGGCCATGAACACGTCTGCGCCGCCGTCGTTCTCTGCGTTGCCGATGTCGTTCGCAGCAGTGCGGCCGGCGATGCGATCAGCCGAGCGGATCCGGCCGCCGTCCGGGCGATGGTAGATCGTGATGCGGGCGCTGCTGCTGTTGGCGCCGCTGCTGCCCAGGTCGTAGGCGCCGATGGTGCTGTCACCGATGGCGAACCCGTTGGGGTCGATTCCCGCCAGCCGGCCCTCACCGAGCATGAAAACGGCACGCACCATCTGACTGCCGCCCAGGCTCCAGATTTGCGACCACAGCAGGGTGGCGTTCACCCGCACACCGCCATAGGCCACGCCGTCGATGGTCTCGCGGTGTGCGTAGACCACGGGGATCGCCTCACCGATCGCCGCCACGTCCTGGACCGCATCGAACCCGCCACGGGGCGCCAGGGATTGGATGCTGGTTTGGTTGCGGCCCTGCAGCTGCCGTTGGCCCAGCTCTGCGCCGCGGCGGTTGCGGGGGGCGCCAGGGGCCAGCAGCACGCCGATCAGCTGTACGCCGATGCTCACCGCAGTCAGCACCAGCACCACGATCTGCGCTGCGGTGAACTCGATGCCAGCCGTTACCGCAGGCTTGGGCGCCTCCGCTGCACGCTTGCGGACCTCATCGCGCCAGAACTCGTACTGCTCATCGCTCAGGCCCAGCAGCTCGGCCAGATAGCGATCAGATGGCAGCATCCCGGGGCCTCCAGTATTCGAGGGGCATGAGCTGGCCGGCGACCTCCAGCGGCAGCCACTGCGCCCCACGGCGGTGATGCACGATCAGCAGGCCGTCATCCACCACCACGCCAACACCGAGACCCAGGGGCTGGCGGTGGAGCGCCAGCGCGTACTGCTCCAGTCTGTGGGGGACCATCAGGCGCCTCCATTCCCGCTGCAGCTGCTCCCATTGCCCGGTGGCGGCCATGACGAACCACTGCGGGTCCAGATCGGGCATGGCCAGGCCAGCGGATCGGCGGACCTTGGCGGCCATCACCAGGCAGCAGATACCCTTGCCGTCGTCAGGGTCGGCGCCAATCACATGCGGCAGGCGGGCGCTTACCCAGGCGGGCCAGTCTGCGGTCATTGCAGCGTCAGATTCCCGCTGGTGGGCAGCGCCCCCACCAGCACCTGAGACAGCACCCTGCCGCCGGGCGCCTTGACGGCATCGAGCGGGCTGGCCAGCTGGAGCTTGGCGATCGGCTCGCTGGTGTCGTGCTGCAGCTGCTGCGCCGCCCAGTATTCCGTGGTGAGCAAGACGCCGAGGCTCTGGTCAGCCCGGTTGACCTTGACGGACCGCACCTCCAGCAACCACTCCTGCTGGCTGGCCTCGGCAAACACGTTCAGCGTCAGAGCTGAGGTCGCCGCAGCGATCACCGCCTCGGATCGATCACCGCCTCGGGTGCTGGAGTTGGTGGCCACCGCCACCGGCAGGTAGGGGTAACTCTGGCCGTTGTGCGCGATGGTCTGGCCGATGAAGTAGTTCTGGGCCAGCCAGGTGGTATAGGTGCCATCCCGGCGCTTGAACCGCAGGAAGTTGCAGAGCTCCATCAGCTCAGCCCTGCCTGCCGCCTGGCGGTGGGGTTGTTGGTGATGCGTTTCTGGGCCAGTGCGGCGCCTTGCTTGGCAGACTCGCGGCCGATCCGTTGCGCCTCATCCCTGGTGACGAAATCAAGCTCGCCAATCTGCACAGTCTCGAATCGGATAAGGCCATCGCCGCCGGCCGCGCCACCACCGGCCGCTGCGGATCCATCCATGCCACCCCGCTGGAATGGCACGCTCAGGCCCTCCATGCCGCGCTGGAACGGCACGCTCAGGCCGCTGCTGGAGCTGGAGCTGCCGCCCTGCTGGGAGGCCTTGGCAGCGGTGGCAGCGGTGGCCTGGAACGGCACCGACAGGCCCCGCAGGCTGGCGTTGTTGATCGCCTCCAGCGCTTCGGTGGCCTCAGCCGGGATGATGCTGCCGGCCTGGTAGGGCACGAACAGCTCGGGGCCGTTCTCTCCGACTTTGTACGGCTGGCCGCTGGCGGTGCTGCCGCCGAGGGCGCGGGGGGCCAGGTTGGACGGGTCGAAGCTCAGCGAGGGTGAGAAGCTGCCAACGCTTTCCAGCGGGCCTGATGGTGCAAACGTCGAACCACCCCCAGCCACCGCACCCAGAGCCTTCAGGATGGTCTGCAGCGCGATCATGGCCATCTGCTTGGCGATGATCTCCGCGGCCATCTGCGCGAATCCTTGGGCCACGTCCTCGAAGAACCCGCTCAGCACCTGCCTGGCGCTCGCTGCGCCGCTGATCAGGTCGCGGAACGCATTGCCGAACGCCCCGCCGATGGTCTCGGCAGACTTGCCCGCCAGGGTGGCGATGCTGGTCATTTCAGCTAGGTCGTCTTTCAGGGTGGCGATCTGGGCCTCGATCGCCATGCCCTGGGTCTGGAAGGCAGCTGGCTCGGCGGCCTGGCTGGTCAGCTGCTGCATCATGCGCACCCGTTCGGCCATCAGGTCGTTGATGTCCTGTTCGGCCTTGACCTGGGCGTTTTTCAGAGCGTGCTGTTTCTCCGATTCGATCCGCGCCAGCTGTTGCTCAGCGTTGTAATCGATGCCCAGCTCGACCAGCTGTTTCTCCAGCTCCTGAAACTCTCTCTTGACCTGAATCGCCCTGTCATTGATCTCCAGCTGCTCGAAGGCGTACTCCAGCCGGCGGCGATCAAGATCAGTCGTCGCGCCCAGTAGCTCGCTTTCTTGGTTGAGCTTGACGACAGCCTGGGTCCTGGCCTCGATGAACTTTTCGAGCTCGGTGGTGGCGGCTTGTTGCCGTTGCAGGAATTGTTCGGCGGTTTGCTGCGCCTCTTCGTAACCCGCAGTCGTGGCCTGTGCTTGTTCGACTGCCCCAAATCCGACGTTCTCCATCGATCCGCCGAAGAACGTGCTCAACGCCTTTTGGCGATGGGGGCCCATGTTGCTGACCCCGCTCACCGCGCTGGTGCCGAATGAGTCGCGGGCGTTGCGGTTGGCCTTCGGGTTGCCCGCCAGCACCGTGGTGTAGAGGTCCAGCAGGCTGGCGCCCTGAGTGCTCATGCCGACGCCCTTGAACCGGTCCTGGAAGTACCGGACGACGGGCCCCATCACTTGCTCCTCAAACGACTGGTTCGGGCTGGCCCCGTACTTCTGCCGTTCTGGAGCACCGAACTGGATCAGCCCCATGTAGTTGTTGCCAGTGCCGCCACGAATAGACGGGCTGAACGTGCCGGCCGTCTCAAAGCTGATGATCGTCGCCAGGTCGAGCGGGCTGACGCCGAGCTTCTGAGCTGCGGCGACTAGCGCTTTGCCGCGGCTGGAGAGCTCAAACTTCGGAGCCGATCCTGCCGAGCCTCCCCCACCACCACCACCCCCGCCTCCAGCCGCGCCTCCACCGCCAGGCAGCGCAGGCGCCGAGGGAGCGCCGGGGAGGGTGCCGGGGATTGGGGCAGTGGCGGGGAGTGCCGCGGCCTGGGGCGCTGCGCTGGGGCGGAAGTTCAGCGCCTGCTCCATGGCGCCGGCCATGTCCACGCCCAGCAGCTTGAGGATGCCTTGCATGGGGTTGAGCTGGCCCAGCATCTGAGAGATCAGCCGGCCCCAGTTGATCCCGATCGACTCGAACACTCCGCCGAAGATGGACTGAATGTTGATTCCCAGCTGCCTGAAGGCCGCGTCCACCGGGTTGAGCGTGTTCAGCAGGTTCTGCATTGCCTGCCGACCGACCGACTCCACGGCTCGGAATGCGTTCACCGCGAAGTTGCGGACGCTGGCGATAACCGCCTGGGCCCTGGCCGCCGCCGCCTGAACGTCTCGCTGCAGCGCCTGGAAAAACACCTCAAACCGGGCCGGGATCGTATTCACGAACTCCCGAAACGGCTCGTTGAACTTGTAGGCCGCCGCCGTGGCCGCGATGATCCCGGCCGCGGCCAGCACCCAGGGGTTAGCCAGCACCGCCAAGTTCAGGCCTACTTGCGACTTGGTGGCGACGCCTGTTGACGCGGCATAGGCCTGCATGGCCTTCGTTGCAGCGCTGATTCCCCCGATGGCGCTCATCGCCGTGGTCAGGCCGAGAACAGCAACACCGGCGACGGCCGCAGCGGCTCCAACTTGTCTGACCGGCTCTGGCAGTTTGCTGGTCTGCTCTAGTATTCCGGTCGCCGCCTTGGTGAGCGCGATGGTGGTAGGCAGCAGCGATTGCCCGAACTGAATCTGCAGCTCCTGCCCCGCAATCTGCAGGTTGCGGAACTGCTGCGCCGGGCCCTTCATCGCCTCGGCCAGTTTCGGGGCACCGTCGCGCTCAATTCGCCCCAGAGCTGTGAGCACGATGTCGCCGGTGATCTTGCCCTCTTTCGCCAGCTCGCGGATCTGGCCGATCGGCACACCCATCACCTGGGCGATGCTCTGCACCACTGCCGGGGTCTGCTCAAACACGCTGTTGAGTTCTTCGCCGCGTAGCACGCCAGTGCCCAGCGCTTGGCTCAGCTGCAAGAACGCCGCGCTGGCCTCGGCTGACGTGGTGCCGCTCAGCTTGGCCGCTGTGTTGAAGCCGTTGTAGACGGTGCTGATCTCCTCCAGCGTCAGCCCGATTGGCCGCAGCCTGGCGTAGATCTGCGCAAACTCCTGGTTGGCCTGTGTCTGCGCAGTACCGAACTTCTCAGCGGCTGCAGTGGCGGCGGCCTGCACCCGGCTGTAATCGTCGAGGCCCTGCGATAGCGACCTCAGCCGCCGCTCTGATTCTTCGCTCGCCACCACGGCGCCCAGCGATCCGCCGATGGCCCTGCCAGCGCCGATCGTGGCCAGGCTGCTAGCGAGGCCCGCCGCCAGCCTGCGGCCCAGCGAATCACCGGCAGCGGTGGCCGTGGTGTCGAGGCCCCGCAGCTTCCCTTCGAGCTTCTGGATCTCGGCGCCGTACCGCTGAAACTCCCGGCTGCCGATCTTGGCCTGCTCCTGCAGCCCACGGAACGCGCCGATGCTGCTGCGGATCCCGGCGATCGTGCTGTCATTGGCGCGGGCGAACTGGAACGTCGCTGCACGCAGCGTGCTCATCTCGCGGGCCGTGGTCTGGCTGCCCTTTGCCAGATCCTGCAGCGACCGCTGCACCTTCGTGATATTCGCCCCGCCCTTCACCTCGGCTGACAGCCGGATAGCGGTATCCAGGCTCATCCGGGCCATGTGTTATCCGATCGCCAGTCCTAGGGTCAGGCTATGGATCTTGCCGCCCCCAGATACTCCAGCTCGATCAACCGCAGATCCTCCAGCAGCCACACCCGGTCCCGGCGCTTCACGCCCTCATCCTTGGCGCATTGGATGAACACCCCGTAGTCCAATCCCACAGGGCCATTCATCCCCACCCGCCACTGGGTCTGCAGTTTCAGGAACCACGCCA